ACCGCCGTATCCCACAAACCGCTATCCCATTCGTCGGTTGTGTATCCCTCCACCGAAGACGGCGGGGCCGATACATCCTCACGAAAATCAGCTTGCGCTGCCAATTGCGGGGCAATCGGGCTTCCCGTTTGGAACATCGCCCGCATTTGCCGGACAGTCTTTTTGACGCCATAAGCGCCCATTGCATCGCCCTGCGCCAGATACACGCAGGTATAGGGCATCCCGTTATCCGACCCGCTGCTGTCCATCAAATACACGCAATCATCAGCCGCGCCGAAATATGGGTTGTCGTTGAAATACCCCAAGCAGCGCGTATCCCAGCCCGTGCAGCGCGACCAAGCCCCCGTCAGCAGGTTTACCGCCAAGGCCGTGGCCGTAACGCCTGACGTGTCCGGCTGCGAAATAAACATCACACCACGGCGCGGCGCTTTGACGATTTGCCAGCCGCTGGAAATCCCGCGCGCCTGTGCCTGCCAGTAAGGCGCAATCGCCGCAGATACCGACTTGCTGTCAATTGCCGCCAAGTCCGTCTGGATGGCCGCAGAAACGGGGATTAGCCCCACTTCGGTTGCAATCAGCAGATCACCCCCAGCCTGCGTAAAGGCGCTCTTTCCAAGCGGCTTGGGCATCGAATAAATGCCCTGCAATGACCAATCCGCCGCTGATCCGGGGTTGGTCCCGGCGTACACCGCAACCTCGCCCTCAGTGGATACGAACACACATTTATCATCCAGCCCCGCCCCGGTATCTAGCGACCAAGCCGCGCCGAATAGCAGCGTTCCGCCTTTGCGGAATATCCCGGCCAGAGAAAAGCTATTGGCCGCGCCGCCGATGCTATCAACAGGCAGATACCAAGCAACCATCGTCCCCCCCTGGACGAAGAACAGCCGATTGGCGAACGACCACACCGCCGAAAGCGAAGAAGTTGTAACCCCGGTAATGGCTGGCGAAGACGCCCCGGTGATGGCCGTCCATGCCGAACCGTCGAACAGGCGCGGGCTATCGCTTCCGTTCACCGCGTAGAGGAAATCACCGCCAGCCGTGCCGAACTGAACTGTGGAATAATCGCCAGAGGTTTGCCCGGTGAATTCCGCCGTGAGGGGTACGTCGGCATCTGCCGGGGCCGTAGCGTCAAACACGGCATCATCCGTTGCGGCGAAGAACTTGTCCGTGGTGCTGTTATAGGTGAACAGCGACGTTACAGGCCCATCCAAGGTGCAATGCTTGACCGAACCGCCCCGCACCCGAACGCCCGTTGTGGTGCAAAGCCAGTTGTCCAGAATGCGCGCCCCGGCTGGCTGAATGGTGGCAAGGTTTTCATTCAAGATCCAGCCCCGGATGGGCGCAGGAAACGTGAACGAAGACGCTGGCACCGCAGGCGGCGGCTGATCATTGACGAATTTGCGTATCGCCATGATTTTCTTCTGCCGGACTTCCATTAGAACCGCGCCCGATCATTAAAGCGGGCGAAATCGGCCAAGGAAGCCTCATATTCCGCCTCAAAATCCGCGTAATCCATGCCCTTTTGACGACGCCACCGCACAATCAAGCCTTTGAGGAACAAATCCTCATCAATCAACGATGTTTGCGTGTCCACCGTGAAGGCCGCAGCCCCGGCGCTTGTCCAGTTTTTCGACTGGTACTGCACGGTTGCCGTGGCAGCGTTCGCCAGATAGGGCCACAGGGCGATTGTCGTGCCTTCCAGCAGGAAATAGCGCGGCGTTCCCTCAACGGGCGTCAAATCGTTCCATTCGGCGCGGGAAAGCGGTCGAACCGTTGCCCCGCCGCTCGTGCGAACGCAAATCCCTTGATTCAGCCGCGCGAAATCCGATGGCAAGGCATGATCAACAGCAGCCCCAGTCCCGGTTAGCGTTGCCGATGCTTGGAGTTGGCCCCAATCCACGCGGCGTGTCAGTTCTTCCCCCGTTTCGCTGGAAAATTGCAGTGCCTCCACCCATTCGCGCGCCGGATTACCCACGACAGAGGACGGAACCTGCATTCCAACATTCTTTGCAAGCCCTTGTGCGATTGAAAGCAATGTCACGGCGTCACCCCCTGCACCCGAACACGGGCGCGGCTGTAGCGTTGCTGCGCATCTTCCGCAGCGGCGGCGGTGAATTCCATTTCCACAAGCGTGTTGGTGGCCTGCGCCGTTTCCACGTCCCGCAGATATTTCGCAGCCTCAAGCCCGACCGCATACAGATACAGCCCCGGATGCTTTTCCAGCAGCCAATTGGTATCCGTCAAATCGTCCGCGATTGTCGGGATCTTGGCGTAATATTGCAGCGTCAGGGTTTCGTCATTCCGCGCAATGATGTTGGTGCCGGAAATCCCGAAATATCCGCGCGATTGCAGTTCCTGCTGCACCTGCAAGGGCTGGGCAATGTATTCAATCCCCGCCCCGGTATAGACGCCGATCACCTCTTGGAAATCAGTCGGCAACGCAGCCACACCGCCCGTGATAACCACCGATGCCGTGCTGACTTGCTCACGGCACCGAAGGCGACGGTTGAACGTGGTTTCCGCCATTTTCACAAGGCGGGGGAATACGTCCGTAATGCCGGGATTGCGGACATGCTCGATTACCGCCGTGCGAAGGTCTAGGGCGTCGGCAAATACAGTCATAGCCTGCCCTCTTTCGTGCGGAATGCCCGGTTATCGGCGTCATTCAGGAAGCGGTTGATAAACGCCTGATCGTCTTGCTGGGCGGCTTGGTGCAGCTTGTCGTAATAGACGCCAAGTGGAATGCTGGCGACCTTGTGCCAATCACCCTGCCAGCCCTTTTCCGCGTTGCGGCGCATTTCGGCGTTGGCCTCAAGCGTGTCGTCAACATGGTAATCGGTGCGGTAGGTGGTCGATCCGTCCGGGTTCTGCCGCGCCCAGACCGTGCGCTTCATCTTGAAGTCGTGGTCAAACAGCGTCCATTCACCGTCGCGGATAATCATGGGATCAGCCCTTGAACCGTTCCATGGTGCCGATTTCCAAGGCGTCCATTGCCTCATCCGGCGTCACGTCAACGATGGCACCAGCGCGAACGCGGTCTTTGTCGTTGTCGGTCGGCCAGAAATCCCGGAGGACAACCATACGCACCAGCCCCTGTGCGGGCGGCGTTTCGATTTCGATAGCCTTTTTCGGTCGGCCAGGGCCGCGCTTCGTTTCTTCGGTCATGTCTTTTCCTTTCTTGGCCAATGCTTCCGGCCCTTTGCGAGGTTGGTCTTACGTGCCGCTGCCAACTCTGGCGTGTTGCGGCGATTGTTCGACTGCGCCTTTGCGCTAGCCCAGCGACAATTGCCGGGTTCGTAGTTCCCGTCGGTGTCGATGCGGTCCAACGTCATGCCGTCTGGGCGTTCGCCCATATCGACAAGGAAATTCGTGAAATCTAACCAGCGGTCGCAGAAGGTAATCCCTCGCCCACCGTATAGATGATAGTTCGGCGCATTCGGATTGCGGCACCGCTCTTTCATAGCCTTCCATGAGCGATATTCAGGGCTAGTCAGGCGCTTATTGCCTTCCGCCTTCCTAGCGTGTCCATGCTTTGCACGAAGTACGCCCGCCTGCGCAGTACGTTCGCGGTGCAAGCACCCACAAGATTGCGTCCGGTTGATAGCCAGATCGGAGGCGTTGGCCTCTATCTCATTTCCGCAGTCGCACCGGCAGGACCATCTGACCCTGCCGGGCGTTGTTTTCGGCACTTCACGCAGTGCAATCAGCCGCCCGTAACGCTGGCCTGTTCTGTCCACAAAGCTTGGCATTTCCACCTCCATACATGATGGAAGCATATTGCCATTTTTTGTATAAAAATCAAGCCAGCATTGCGCGTTATACTGTGGCTGAGAAGGGGCTAGCTTCGGTTCCGGTTGCAGCCATGATGACATTCACCGACCACAGGTTGGCCGCGATATCCTTGAGGATAATGCGGTCGCCAAGCAGGCCACCCGTGGTGCTGCCGTTCATGGTGATGGTATCAGCCGTCGCGCCCGCTTCAAACGCAACAGCGGTGTCGCCACCGTCCTGCGCCGTGATGGCGATACCGCGAATGGTGTCGCTGGAGTTCGCCACACGCACAATCACGCTGTTCGACGTGACCGTGGTGCCGATGACGATTTCATACGACGTGCCGCTGCCAGAAGCCGCAGGAAGCGTCAGGGTCAGACCAGCCGCCGCGCTGACCACCAGCGGCGCATCAGCATCCGCAAGGCTCAGAGCGGCAGAAGCCGTGAAGGTTTTGGCTTGAAAAGACATGGTGCGCTCTCCTTACGATGCGGCGGTCAGGCCGAAAACGTCAGCAACGACGCCCAAGCCTTTTTCGTTGTGGACCTTCAAAGCGCCTTCGCCCAAAATCACGAATTTCTTCGCGTCCCCGGTCTTGGCAACTTCCTTGTCTTCCGCGATCTTACGGAACCAGCCGAAGGACAGATGTTCCGTGTCAATCAGGAAGGCGTTGCGGGCAAGGCCAGCGGCCCCGGCCATCACGCGGTTCGGGTGAACCATGACCTTGCCGAACGGACCCTCATACACGTCCGCGTTGGCGATGATCGAGTTTTCCTTGCCGGACGACGCAGCGTAGCGGAACGATGCCACGTTGGTATCCGACATGAAGGTGACAAACACCGACTTGACGTATGGCGAAACCACCAGATGGCGGAAGTTCGCGCCGGAGG